AACCGCCACTCGTCTCCCTAGCGAGTGGTTCCTGTTGCGCCTTCCCGCCTCAACCAGCGGGCTTCTCCCTGCGACAGAGCTAGCCGCAGCAAAGGCGCAGTTGGCCGAGGATCAGTACCTGCAGGAGTACGAGTGCAGCTTTGAGGCTGCGATCCTCGGTGCTTTTTACGGCAAGGAGATGCGCGAGGCGCAAGACCAAGGCCGTATCACCAACGTGCCCTACGACCCCAACCTGCCGACGTACACCGCATGGGACTTGGGCTACCGCGACGACACGGCCATCTGGTTCTATCAGGTCGCCCGTGGGGAACTGCGCGTCATAGACTTTTACGCCGTCTCGGGCGAGGACATCCACACGATTGCCGATGTGGTACGCAACAAGCCGTATCGCTATGCCAAGCACTACCTACCGCATGACGCTCGGGCCAAGAGTCTACAGACCGGCAAGAGCATCATTGAGCAACTAGCCGCGCAACTGGACATCGCCAAACTCGCCGTTGTCCCCGACATCGGTGTGCAGTCGGGCATCCAAGCGGTACGCATGATGCTGCCGCGTGTGTGGATTGACGCGACCAAGTGCAGCGATGGCATTGAGGCGCTGCGCCAGTACCAACGCGAATACGACGAGGACAAGAAAGCCTATCGTCAGTCACCGCGCCACGATTGGACATCACACCCTAGTGACGCTTTCCGTATGGTTGCGGTATCATGGTCTGAAGTCGCTGACAAGCCCCCAGCGCCAGAGGTCAAGCCGCTGATGGTGGGGCCAGAGAACACGGTCACACTAAACGATATGTGGGCGGTTCACGACCGCACGACGACAAGGAGAGCAAGGATATGAGCGCAAACGCACCTCCCCGGTATAACTATGTCGCTGTCGCGGCTACGTCCACGACGGCCTTCGGCGCTGCTGGGGCATTTATCCACCGCGTTGTGGTCAACACCGCGAGCAACACCGAGGCAACGTGCTTGCTGAAGGACGGCAACACGACCCTCGTCAGTTTCCCGGCCACGACCGCCGCAGGCGTGTACACCGTGGAGTTGAACGTAGCCACCAAGGGCGCAATCACCGCCACTTGCAGCGGTAACGCCTCCATGTCGGTTGTTGGACTGTTTAGCGATTACGTCTAATGGAAGGCATACTGCAACCCGAGCTTGAGAAATACCTAAAGGTCGTCGCGCAGTACGACAACGAGTTCGCCAAATGGACGGCGCGAACCAAGAAGATCGTTAAGCGTTACCGTGACGACTCTCGGGGACAGGGTGGCAACGAAGCCGCCCGTTTCAACATCCTTTGGAGCAACGTCCAGACGCTCAAGCCTGCCGTCTACGCCAAACTCCCAAAGGCTGACGTTAGCCGCCGCTTTGGCGATAACGACCCGGTGGGCCGCGTGGCAGGGCTGCTGATTGAACGCGCCATTGACTTTGAAATTGAGCATTACCCCGATTACCGCGCCACGATGGCCTACGCCGTGGAAGATCGGTTTTTGGGTGGCCGTGGCACGGCATGGGTTCGTTATGAGCCGCACGTTGCGCCGATTGGCATTGAGGACGATGGCATCTCCATCACCTCTAGCATTGAGCAGGGCGAGGGTGCGCCGCCAAGCCTAGAGCGCATTGAATACGAGTGCGCCCCGACCGATTACGTCCATTGGAAGGACTTCGGACACTCGCAGGCCCGCACTTGGGAAGAGGTGGGGCAGGTGTGGCGCTGGGTCTACATGACCAAGGAAGCCCTCGCAGAACGCTTTGGCGAGGAGATGGCGCGGAAGATTCCGCTAGACCAAGGCCCAGAGCCGATTAACGCCTATAACGAGGCCAAGCGCACTTACAACCGCGCCAAGATATGCGAGTTGTGGGACAAGGAAACGCAGAAGGTTTATTGGTTCTGCAAAGGGCTGCCGCAGATCATTGACGTACGCGATGACCCGCTCGGGCTTGAGGGATTTTTCCCCTGCCCGAAGCCGCTCTTTGCGACGACGACGAGCGACACGCTGGTTCCCGTCCCCGACTTTGTGTTGTACCAAGATCAGGCGATGGAGTTGGACATCCTGTCCGACCGCATTGACGGGCTAGTGAAGGCGCTGCGTGTGCGCGGCGTGTACGACGCCAGCCAACCGGCGCTGCAACGGCTGATGACGGAGGGCGACAACAATGCGCTTATTCCAGTTGATAAGTGGATGGCTTTCAGCGAGAAAGGTGGCCTTAAGGGCAGCATTGACCTTCTACCGCTGGACACTCTGGCAAACGCTCTCCTCAACTGCTACCGAGCAAGAGAGGACATCAAGTCCCAAATCTACGAAATCACGGGCATCTCGGACATCATCCGAGGCACCTCGTTCGCGTCCGAAACCGCGACAGCGCAACAAATCAAAGGCCAGTACGCGGGATTAAGACTGCGTTCCATGCAAGAGGACGTTGCCCTCTTTGCATCGGAGTTGATCCGTCTCAAGGCTCAAGTGATGTGTATGCACTACCAGCCCGAGACGATCCTTGCTTACGCTGCCGCCAGCCAAATGTCGCCAGCGGATCAGCAACTGATCCCGCAGGCGTTGGAACTAATCCGCGACAAGCCGCTGCGCAACTTCCGCGTGGACATCGCCGCCGATTCTCTGGTGATGTTGGACGAAAACCAGATGAAGCAGGATCGTATGCAGTTCCTGCAAGCGTTTGGTGGCTTCCTCGCGCAAGCGTTGCCGGTCGGTCAGGCCAGCCCGCAGATGGTGCCGATGATGATGGAGTTGTTGCGCTTTGGTATGCAGGCGTTTAAGGCCGCGCGACCGATTGAGGGGCAGATTGATTCCACGTTGCAGCAGTTGCAGCAAGCGGCGATGCAACAACAGCCCGATGGCGAGCAACAAGGCAAGCAAGCCGAGTTGCAGCAGAAGGGTCAGATGGAACAGAGCCGCATCCAGATGGAAGCCGCGCTACAGCAAGCCAAACTGCAACAGCAAATGCAGATGGAGCAACTTAAGAACCAGACAAAACTGGCGATGGAGCAACAAAAGCAGCAGTTTGAGGCGCAGTTGGAGGCGATGAAGCTGCAAAGTCAGCAGGAAGCCGCCAAGTACAAGGCCGACATGGACGCCCAAACGCGCCTGATCATCGCGCAGATGAACAAAACGCTACCCCCAACTACGTTTAATCAATGAAACGCACCTACGTTTACATAGACGGCGAGTTTGTTGAGCGTAAAAAGGACGAGAAAGGTCGTTATCACTACGTCGTGCCTGACATCGTGCCGTACAAAAGCATGATTGACGGCAAGATGGTCACTTCCCGTTCGGAACACCGCCGCCACCTCAAGGCCCACGGCTGCGAGGAAGTGGGTAACGACGACCCGAGCAAGCACATTCGGCGTGAAAAGCCGGTAGACACCCGACTTGAGCGTATTAAGCACATGGTCAACACCCGACTGACCAATGAGCAAGCGGATCGCATACTGCGCGACCTGCGCCAGCAAGCAAATTTCACCAATCCCCACAGGAGAGGCTAACGTGGACGAGCAGATTGAACGAGACGAAGCCCCACAGGCAGAGGTCGTAGACCGTCGTGCGATGCTGGAGCAAGGATTAGAGGCCGCAGAAAAGGGCGAGCCGATTGAACCCGTGGTGCGCGACCCGAAAGGGCGTTTCACCGCACAGAAAGCCGAACAACCTGCTGAAGAACCGCAGGTAGAGGAGGAGCCGCCGGTATGGCGTCGTCCCCCGGCGTCGTGGAAGAAGGATTACCACGAAGTCTGGGCGAAGGCCGACCCGAAGATGCAGGAATACGCATGGCAGCGTGAGGAGCAGATGCGGGCGGGCGTGGAACCGCTGCTCTCCAAGGCGCAGTTTGCCGATGCGATGCAGGAAGCCATCTCGCCGTACATGACGACGATACAGGGGCTGGGATTGACGCCTGATAAGGCCGTTGCCGCCTTGATGGAAGCCGACCACAAACTGCGTAACAGCGACCCACAGACACGGATGCAATACTTCGCGCAACTCGCGCAGTCGTATGGCATCAACTTGGGTGCGATGCAGGGCCAGCAAGGCCAGATGCCGCAGCAAGCGGTTGATCCGACCGTCTGGGCGCTGCAAAACGAACTGAACAAAGTCCGTGGCGAAGTCATGGGCTGGAAGCAACAGCAGGAGATGATGGAAAATCAGAGCCTGCTAAACGAAATCAATCAATTTAGTCTGAAAGCCGAGCATTTTGAGGATGTCCGACCGACGATGATCCAACTCCTACAGAGTGGGGTCGCGCAGACGTTGGAAGATGCCTATGAAAAGGCAATCAGACTTGATCCTAACTTGTTTGAGCAGATGACCAAGGCCCAACAGGCCGAAGTCGCCGCCAAACAGGCGAAAGAGCAAAACAGGGCCGCGAAAGCTGCCCGAGCAGCAGCGGTGAGTGTCAGAAGCGCCACACCCGGCGTTAACACGGCTCCCAAGAGCAGCGACCGTCGTGCGCTTCTAGAAGAAGCCTTAAGCGAAATAGAAGCGCGAATGTAATCAACTGATATAGGAGTAACTTAAATGGCATTTGCCAACTCTAGTATCAGCGACATCATCGCTACTACGATTCAGAGCCGTAGCGGTGAGCTTGCTGATAACGTGACGAACAACAATGCGTTGCTTCGTCGCTTGAAGGAGCGCGGGAACGTCAAGACGTTCTCGGGCGGTAACGTGATTTTGCAAGAAATCATGTACAACGATCCGACCACCAACAACACGAATTCCTACTCGGGATACGAGGTGTTGAACGTCGGCCAGAACAGCCCGATTTCGTCGGCGCAGTTCAGCATCACGCAGTACGCCTCTGCGGTGACTATCTCGGGTCTGGAGATGATTCAGAACTCGGGTAAGGAAGCGATCATTGACCTTCTGGATGGCCGTATGGCTGTCGCAGAGGCTCAACTTGCTAACCGCATCTCGGGCGACCTGTATGGTGACGGCACCGGCAACGCGGGTAAGAACCTCACGGGTCTTGCTGCGGCTGTTCCGGATGACCCGACCACGGGAACCTACGGTGGCATCAACCGCGCCGTGTGGACGTTCTGGCAGAGCAAGAAGTTCTCGGCTGCCGCTGATGGCGGTGGTGCGGGCGCTGTCTCGTCCACGACGATCCAAGGTTACATGGACGCTCTCGCTGTCCAGTTGGTGCGTGGCACCGACAAGCCTGACCTGATCGTGGCCGACAACAACTACTATCGTTTCTACCTGCAATCGCTTCAAGCGATCCAGCGTATTACCGAGAGTGGTTCGGGCCTCGCTGGCGCGGGCTTTGCGTCGCTCAAGTACTACGGTGCTGGTATGGCGTCCGACGTTGTGTTGGACGGTGGTATCGGTTCCTCAACGTACAACAGCGGTGCTGGCAACGCGAACCACATGTGGTTCCTCAACACCAAGTACCTGCATTTCCGCCCGCACAAAGATCGTAACTTTGTGCCGATCGGCGGCGAGCGGCAGGCCGTCAACCAAGACGCCATTGTTAAACTGATTGGCTGGGCAGGTAACTTGACCTGCTCGGGCAGCCAGTTCCAAGGCGTGTTGATCGCTTAAGGAGGGCATCAAAGTGTCTATTTCTGTTAGCAATATGATCGGTGTTTCTCTTGAATACACCGATACCACGCCCTCGTTCGCTGTTGGCACCGTTGTCAACTTGAGCGATGGCGGTCAAGCCATTTATGTGCAGGCCGCTTCAACCTGCGCTCAATGGTCGGCTGTAACTGTCAACGTCAACAACACGGTGGCCCCGTTGACCACGACCAACTCTGCCAATTCCAAGGCGGTTGGTTTTGCTCAAGTGTCCATTGCCTCGGCCTACTACGGTTGGGTGCAGTTGGGCGGCAAGCCGCGTGTCAGCGTGTTGGTCGGCTGCCAGCCGAACGTCCCGCTGTTCACCACCGCAACCGCAGGGTCGTC